TTGGCATATAGATATTGGCACACTTGCCTGCAACCCATTGCCCGCCTGCCTTTTCGCCAAATGAGTAAGTGAATTGAATGTTTGATCCTTGTCTGAAACGCTTGAATTTATCAGCATCAAATTGATTTAAAAGAGCACTCACCTCAAGCTCAATTTCTCTTGCTGAAATAACTGATCCTGACTTTCCTGTGCGTGCACAAATTGCAGGTATATCAGATTTTGTGCCTGAAATTGATAGTGTCAAAGAGCTTGCTTCGAAGCAATCAATTGAGTGAAAATCACCAAGCATAACTGAGTTGTCTTTTGCAACCAATGGATTTGCATCATCAAAATTTGGCGTTTGTGGTGCACCAAGATCAATTGCATCATTTGATGTGTATGATCCTAGTCCGACATCATCAGATAATGTGTCAAATCCAATTGTTTCACCAATCGAGTTTGCACCATTTGCACCTGATTGCCACAAAAGATCAAAAATTGCACCATCACTTGTGATTTCAAATTTTCCTGAGACATCAAGATATTTAACTGTGATCACATCAGTTGTCTGAGACTGCATTGCAATTTGCAAAGCATCAGCAAGCTCATGAGGATCAACATAAATTTTTTCTGCAATGACTGCATTTTTTCCTGCACCATCATTAAAATCAAGCCATTTATTATTTGCAGTCACCTCAATTGGATCGAATGAATAACCAATACCATTAAGAGTGAATGATCCATTTACAAACTCGCCTGCACTTGCTTCAATTGATCCCTCGACCACTCGAGCACCCGATAAAAGCTCAACGGCACCGCCATTTGCACGATAAAGCCAAGCACAGAGTGTTGGATGTGAATCATCAGCAGGCTTATATAAAACTGCTTTTCCCAATCCAACTGCAGAGGCAGGTGCATTGAAAAGATTTTGACCAAGAGTCAGGACATCACCAACAACGCTGAAAACATTTCTAACCGAATAGCCATTAAGAGCATCTTTGACCAAAAGAGCTTGACCTCTCTCAAAAAGTGCACCCTGACCAACTCCAACAGTGATTGTTGCTCTTGTTGTTTCATTTCCAACAGTAGCAGACACAACGGTTGCCTCAACTGCAGAAATCTTTTTTGCACCCATAAGTGACTCGAGCAATGGCCCAAAATTTGGTGCTTGCCCCTCAACTCCTGAGTGTCTAATATAGTGAGAAACAGAGGCAGTTGGTTCCTCTGATCCTAAAATTGTTTTTGCTTTTCCAATTGATCCTGTGAGCTCTGCATTTTCAAGCTCTGAAAAAGCAGGTTCCATGTCAAAACCATCTTGCAAAGCAATATACTCGCTTGATGATGTTGGCTTTACTGCAACGCCCTCTGTGATCTCAGGCACAATTGCCAAAACACTTTTTTTGTTTGATAGTTTTGTACTCATTTATTTCATCCTCATTTTGCGCTTTGGTGATATTCAAAGCGAAAAGCACTCACCAAAGATAAATAATTGTTTCGATCTGTAAAAACAAACTCAATACCATTGTCACCCGAAAAATCAGATTTTGCCAATAAATCATTCAACTGACCATCAGCGTTAATTGCCTTAATGAGCTTCAATTGCTCATCCATTAAAAAACGCTCAACCTCTTGACGTTGAATCATATCTCTATTGGTGCCAAATATCTGATTTGTGAAAATGACCTCAACCTCACGCTCAAGCGTGATTAGGCAAGCAGTGACTCGATTTAAATTAGTTGCAGGCAACAGTGTGACACCAAAGCCTGACTTGACAATCAAATCCTCATTGTCATCAATTACATATGGATTTGTGAGCTCAAGGCGGTTTGGAAATTGCTCTTTTATAAGTGCAATCAATCTCTCATATGACTCTGATATGATTGTCATTATCTCACCAACTCTCTGATTTTCATTTTAACCTCTGACAAATCGACTCTGCCATCACCATCCTGATCGACTGTTAAACGTCTTGATCTTAGGTTTTGACTAAATAGTCTATTTGCCTCAACTCTCTTTTCATTAAAATCTGATCCGAGTGAAAAGTAAATAATTGACAATGTTTTATATGCGCAAGCATGAGCAAAGTCATCAAACTGCACAATTTGGCCATCATCAACAATAATGCCCTTTGCCTTAAGATCAATGGCAGTTTCCATTGATGCGGTTAAAATTTGGGATGTAAAATCAATTTGACCAAATGCGGGCAAATATTGCTCAAGATCAGGATCAAGTGCCTTGATCATTTGTTGCGTTGTAAGTGCGTAGCCAATGCGCTTAAGTGACGTCAATGGGTTCACTGCACCTGATGCCACTGAGATTCTAATCCAATACAAATTAAATATTTTAGGCGCATCATCGAGCTCAACAATGTCATCACTGTCTTTGCGTGTCCAACTCGTATCATCATCAAGCATAAATTGCAAAACGCCTGATTTCTTCAATCCTCGTGTTGCATCCAAAATGTCAACTGCAGTTTTCCAACTTGTGCCGTCAAAAATCTCAACCTTTAAAGTTGCATCAGTGTCGTTTGGATTTTCAATCCAAAAAAACAAGTGATTGAAGGTCATGAGTTTGCCAATGTAAATGAAGTCAGTATCAAAAAGAACAACCTCAGAGTCATCTTGATTTTCAAGAGAAACATCAACTGATGTAAGTGTCTTTTTAATTGTGCGCAACCATTGAGTCAGCATTTTATTTTATCCTTTTTACATTTTCATCAATACGCTCAAGCATTGTCATTTTTTTATCAATGTCCTTTGGCGTGATGAAATCCTCATCTTTTAAAAAGTGTACACCAAAGCACGCCAATTTATAAGCGTCTGATTCACTGCAAAACAATGTTGCACGATCATCATCAAACCATGTGAGTTTGCCCATTGATAAAATATTTATAAGCACGCCAATGATGCCCCAAATTGGTGCATAATGCGTTTGATTGAATGAGTTTGATATTATTTTAAATTCTCTGAATTGTTCATCGGGCACAATAATTTCCCATTGCTTAATGATCATATGCTCATTTTTCCATTTCTCAATGATGATCTCATGTGCCTCGCCCCTTGATGTTTCACTGACCATCCATTGGCCAGTAAAAGGATCAATGAAGTGCACTGATGTGTGAGAGTATCTTTTGCGCAAAACCAATTGCACTGCCCATGAAAAAAAAGGCAAAAATAAGGTTGATCTTGACAATGTGACTCTCACGACTCTTTTCATTTCAACTCATGTAAAACAAAATTAGCGCCAATTTTTTTTGTCTGTGCAGTGTTGTTGGTGTATGAAACCACAATTTTTAAATCTTTTATGACATCAGCATCATAGTCGCTGACATCCTTAAAGTGACCATCAGGCAAACAAACATCAAAGCCAAATTGATTGAGCATATAATTTGGCACTGTTGATATTGTACCTGTTGGCGTGTCAAGCACCTTGAGTGATGCTTTATCACCAACACTGCAACCAACAATTTCAATTTCATTGATCTTTGCCAAGTTATAAGGCACAGAAATTGAAATATCTTGAGTTACTCCTGCAGGGATGTCAGCATAAATACCATGCTTGCGCCTATATAGTTTCAAACCATTTTTTAGTTTCTTATCTGCAAACGGTTGCACAATCTGTGATGATTCAATTGATTGATTTGCGCCTGCTTTATAGTTTGAATCAAAATCACTCCAATCAGGATGCGTTGGGAAAATGTCGCAACGATAAACCGCAGGGCCATCATAGGCACTCAGCAAATAGGTGTCAGTTTCTTGTCTGAAATAATATTGCATTTTTAACTGCTTAGAGTTGCAAATTGCTTTAAATTGCGCCCAAGTCATTACCATAACTTACTCCTCAACAGTGAAGCCAACAATGCTTGCACCAAACGATGAAATTTTGCTCAAATTTGATCTGATTGTAACCTTTATATAGTCATCATTGCCTGACCCATATGAACCAATTTTTTTGATTGGAAATGGTTGAGGCGAGATAAACACTGCAATCATTTCATCAGGGCCTGATGTTTTTTGCATTTCAAATCTCTCACCTGCACCAAAAGCAAAGCGGTTTTTGAAATCCTCTGTTTTTCTTAATTCTGGAAACTCTAAAAATTCATTCTCAGATTTAACTTGAACCAATACACCTGCACCAATACTGAGCTCACTGTTTTGACTCAAAAACTTTGAAAATCGAATACCATTGCCCGATGAATAAAAAATGATTCTCTCAACATAAATTGTCTTGCCTGCAATTGCGTGCAATGTAAAAAAAATAGGTGATCCAACAGAGGCATTAACTGCCATGCTATTTGATGCGCCATTTTTTAAATCAGCAAAATAAAACTCTCCAATATTTGAAAAGCCTTGAGAGACAACGCCTGAAATCCCGAGTGTTCCAAGTCTTGGATCATTCGAGTCAACTGAAACTGTGTTTTGTTTGTTTTGTCTTTTGAAGTTGTCAAAGTGTCTGAGTGCATTTGCACTGCCTGTTGTTGTCACTCTGAAACTGTTTATTGTGGTGTTTTCACCATATTCACCATAAAAAATTGATTGAATATAAACAATAGCGTTGTCTTTAACTTTTCGAGCTTTAAAATAAGTGTTAAATGCGCTCAATGCGTTTAACTCGTTTACAATACGAGTTGTCATTGTATATCTATTTTCACCAACCAAAGTTGTGAAAGTTTTTGTGAAATTTGGGATGTCAGGATTGATTGAGTCAATGTCAATTTTAATTGTGTCACCAACTGCACCAATAGAGTTTATCATGAGGTCATTATCTGCAAAATCATAAATGCCAAAAAGTTGCTCAATCTGCACAATGCCATCAGTGCGCAGACGGTTGACACCATTTATTTCAATAACATCAGCATTGTAAAAACCATCATCACCTTTGATTTTTGTTAAATTTACACGCCTGTTATTTCCAAACATTATTGAAACCCCTCAAAGTTTACAACTGCCTTGTAAGGCACTTGTGATGCGCTTGATTTGATCACAATCTGTTTGCAGTTTACAGGTTGCCATTGGAAAAAATCACCATAATGCAAAGTTAAAAATGTTGCGCCACCATCCATTGAGATTTGGATTGAGTCATTTTCCCTTGTGTCGTCTGCCTCGTTTTGAAAAATAAACTTTTCAATGTTATTTGTAGGCACTGCAGGGATTGATGAAATTGAGAGAGGTGTCACATTTGTGACACCCTCAAAGCACTGAGTTGATCCCTCAGAGTTTTCAATTTCAAATGCAGGTATTGTGTTGCCCATAATTATGCAATCTCATTCACTGAAACTGAGGCCATCAAGTCTGATGTCTTATTGTCCTCAATCTTTGCGTAAACCTTGAGCACTTGATTGCCAGTACCACCAATGGTGTCAAATTGATCAACCTCAAGTGCGAGCTTTGCAGTGTATGCGCCTGCACCTGTGATTCCATCAAGCAATATCGTTTCAGTTGGTAATCCGCCATCATCATTAACATAAACGACCTCCCATGATGTGAAGCGTGAGCAAGTCACAATTGAGCTCAATTTGTTATAAACTTTTTCAACTGTCAAAGGGATTGATGCCACGAGTGTGCGAGTGTTTAAAGTCACACCACCTGCAATCACTTTTGTGCGGTTTCTTTTTGTTGTGCCCGCATCAGTAGTGACGACAATGGCACCCTCAGGATTTAGTTGAGGCAATACAAGATTGCCATCAGTGTCTTTAAATGCAAAAACAGTTGCACCATCTTTTGCGGTTGGTGAGTCACCCTCGTTTGACTTGGTTAAAGCATAGCCAAGTTTGTCAACCTCACCCTCTAAAATATTAAAAACTTCTCTTGCACTCATGTTTCACCTCATCCTTGGTTTTAAGTAAAATGTAAAATTTCCAAAACACTATCACGCTCTGATCTGATATAAAATTGCTTGTTTAATTTTAAGTCAGTCAGTTGAAAAAAGCCACCCCTTGGAATTGACCAAAGAGGTGGTGATGATCCAAAATCATCAAAAGCAATCTCGATCCTTGAGATTGTTCGAGTTTTTATCAGCACCTGTTTGACATTTGGCCCAACAGTGTGAATGATCACACCATTTTCGCTTATAGGATAGTTAAAAGGTATTATATCTGTTACATCATCAACATCAGTTGTAGGGATAGGATCATTTTTTTGATTTTCAACCGTGACTGCAACAACGTCTTTTGTCTCGGGAAACCGCACAGATTGACGAAACTTTAATTTCTCTAAATCCATTGTGCTGAGTTTTTCGATATCAATTGCCATTGCAAGCCTTGAGAAAAAGAGGTGAGTGTTTTAATCTCACCTCGAGCACGATCAAAATGCAAGGTAAAAACAGGGAGATCCCTTGCATCAAATCATTGTTTTTTTGATTTTCCCTTTTTGGTCGTGCCTGTTTTTGTTTCATCAAGTTGTGGCATCAGTC